TAAAATCAATTTCAACGCAGAGCATACATCATTCACGTGTAAAAATGCTCTAACATTTGAACCATCGCCTTGTATTGTAACTTGATCGCCTTTTAAAAGTTGTTGAATAAATTTAGGTATTAATTTTTCAGGGTATTGATTTGGTCCATAAACATTGTTGCCACGTGTTATAATTATTGGCATTTTAAAAGAATGATAATATGATTTTGCTATTAATTCCGCAGCTGCTTTTGTAGCAGCATATGGATTTGTGGGACAAAGCACAGAATCTTCATTTTTCTTTTCTTCATTTTCTGATAACATTGATTCACCATATACTTCATCGGTTGAAATATGAATGAATTTTTGAATTTTACCATATTTACGACACGCTTCTAATAATGTATGAGTTCCTACTACGTTATCAAGTGTATATTGTAAAGCATTATCAAATGAATTTTGAACATGCGATTGTGCTGCGAAATGTATAACAGTATCAATATTGTAAATTTCTAAAACATTGGAAATTAAATCAAAAGAACATAAATTTCCTTTTATTAAATGGTATCTTTCTGAATTTCGTATATTTTCATTAATATTATTTTGACTTGCGCAATAATACATTGCGTCTAAATTAACAATTTCAACATCTGAATTTTCATTGAAATAATAATTTACAAAATTCGACCCAATAAATCCACAACAACCAGTAACTAACAATTTCATAATATATAATAATGATATATTTTAAATTTTATATATTATAAACGCTTTAATTTTGTTTATATTCTTTCATACAAACTAATACATCTCTAACTGCTTCCTTTATATGTTTTATATTATTTATGTTATCTGTTTCCAATGTTGTTGTATCTAAACAATTATTAGAACGTTTTGATGCTAATATATTATTTTGTTCATCAATGGAAAAATTTTCCCAAGTAAATTCTGGATCAACAATTTCTTTGTACATTTCTAATATTTCATTATGCGATATTAATCCAGGGTTTGTTAAATTTATAGTTCCTTTTCTATTACTTAAAGCATATTGTATCATAACTGGTAATAAGTTATCTAATACAGTCATTGAATTTGGAATTGAACATATTTTTTTATAATTTGTGATTTTAGTTATAAAATTGCGAGAAATAATTTCACTTGTAATTGGCATTCTAATTCTTATATTTAAGACATCATCATTAAATAATTCGTGCATCAATTTATCAGTATATCCTTTTACAATCGAATAGGATGAACCGAAAAAATTAGGCTGATCAGACTCCTTAAATCCAGTTATTTCTTCACCGTATAAATGATTATCATCATAATCAAAAATGCATCCTGTTCCCAAATAAGTAAAATGTTTTCCGTATTTTTTACAAATAGATGATAATAAGATTGGTCCATATAAATTATCTTTGAGGTTTTCTACCAATTTTCCAGGTTTCTCCAAATAATCAATTGTTGAAATAGTTTCGCCCTCATAAACTCCGTGTGTTCTTCCAATAAATGACATAACATGTGTTAAACCTTCAAAAGAGCTAATCTCTGCTTCAACAGATTTATAATCATCTGCTCTACATTTTGATTTTACCACTTTTAAATTCATACAAACTAACAAATCATAAACTTTGGAACCAATCCATCCATTTCCTCCATACAATAAAAAATAAGGTTTTAAATTAAATTCGCTCATAATTATATTTATATAAATTCTTTTTATATTGTTATTTGTTAGTTATATTTACAAACATTTTACTTTGCTTCCTAATTCTTTATAATAATAGTTATTATATGGAATATTATTTGTTAACGCTTTTGCTAATGTTTTATCGCTCATTTTTAATTCTCTAATACAATCATATTTACACGAAAACTCTTTCACCAAATTATTATTAACATCGTATTGACCGATACCATTTTTGTATAATAATAGTGAGCCATTTTTTTCTTCAAATTCTTCAATTAAATTTTCATCACAAGTATGATATAGAGTATAATAATAACCATTTGATAAAGTATTATTTTTAACTGGATTATCTAAACCAGACGAACTTTGATATCCATTTAGTTGTGCTGCGGTTTTTTTGTTAAGATATACATTTAATATTTCTGTTTTATCTTGGTTTAATTTTGCGACATATCCTACATTTTGAACTTTAGTTTGTTTTGTTGGTTGAATTATGTGAATTATATTTGGGTCCAAATTTCTTTCAACTAACAACCATCTAAAACCACAATAAATTGTATTTTCTTCTACTGCCTTTGAAATACTTGGTCTTTTAATGTTTTTATATTCGTTCATTGCTTCTGTAACAGATTCATATACTTTTACAAGTTGAAGTGTTTCTGGATTAATTTGTTGAAGACGTGGTCCTAAATGCGGCATTTGCTGATTAAATCCTGTTACAATCTTAGTTTCTTTTTCGTTAAGCTTACTTAGAATTTTTTCTATTGAATTTTCTAGAGAACTCACCTTATTTGTTAATAGTTTATTGGTTTGAATTAGTTCTTTTAACATTTCATTATCATTATTAATAGACTGACCATTATTTTTTAATTTTAAAGTTTCAATTTCAAGTAATAATTCTCTTACCTTATAGTTGTAATTATTAATATTGTCGTTAATAATTTTTAACAAAGTTTGATGTGTTAGTTTAGTTCCAATTAAAAATAATTCATTCTCATTTTCGTGTTTTTCCAATGTTTTACATTTATTTGGATAAATTATATTGTGGTTATGTAAAAATGCTTCAAAATCTTTACTTTTATCAACTAAAAAACAATTTAATAATATACATTCATCATAATTTGTTTTATGTTCATTGTATCTATTTAAAATTCCTTTATCACTATAACCAATTTTTACAATATATTCACCATTTATAAAACTTTTAACTTTTATAATATAAATTAGAGAACAATTATATGAAAATTTATCTAATAATGTTTTTTCATTTTGTAATTCTTTTTGTTTAATTATATTTTCTTCCATTTCTTTATTTTTATTTTCTTCAAATAATTGAAATTCTATTTGTTGTTTTTCTAATTGTTTTTGTAAATCATAAACACTATTTAATCTAATTTCTTTAATAACTTCACAAACCCAATTCTGAAATTTTTCAGCAATAGGTTTTCTTGATTTAAATAAAATTTTATATAACCCTTTTTCAGTTAAAAATGTTACTTGTTTTGGTCCAGTAGACGTGTCAATAGTATTTACACGTCTTTCTGTATCATCAAAATTTGCTATATGTGCTCTAATATTAGACATTTCTAAAATCTCTCCAATGTCACTTGCTCTAAATAAAGGATTGTTATAATCCCCTTTTATAACAATATTTGTATGTAATTCATTTGAATTGAAAGCCTTAACTATTTCCATTATACCTGTATATATATAGTTTACATATCTTTAAGTTATTTTAATCAATACATTATAAAATGACATATAAATATATTATATTTATTTTAAAAACCCTGGTTTTTTTTTTGTGTTTAATATTAAAATATAAAATAAGTATTTAATTTTAATATTAGAATATATAAATAAAATCCGCACCATATATGGTCTTTAGTTGGAATACGCGAGCCCTCCCATACCACTCATAATTCTCAGCACGTTATAATTGGTCGCATATACACGCACTTTAGCAGTCTTGGTACCTTCAACGGTAGCATTAGACAAGACCAATTGAAGTGTGGCATTATCAATTCTGGAAAAATTACACGTGCCTGAGGGTTGATGTTCCTCGGGTCGCAGAGCAAACGAGTAAACATTGATACCTTCATCAGGATTTCTGGTATGTGATTGATAAGGTTGGACCCAGGAGAAGTAAGACCCTTCACGCTCAGAGAAGCGATCTTGGCCGTTCAATTGGAGTTTAGCAGTGACAACTGGATTTTGTCCCCAACAATGCATATCGATGGAGGTCTCGCACAAAACAAAGGTTCCAGCATCAGAAACACTGGAGTTCTCGTTATGACTGCGTTGAAGACCAGCGATAGCAGCAACAAGGGTAGGGTCAATACCAGAAGCATTTTCTCCTCCAAAATTTGGTTGATTATAAGGATTGTTGGGTCCGTGCCAGTATCCTGTGAAACCAGCAGGAATATCATAGTCAAGAGCTCCAGCATCATCAAAGAGACCTTGGGCATCAATGTAGGAACGAGAGTCTTGAGCAATAGAAGCGGGACCTCCGAAAGCATGGATAGCATTTGGAAGAGCATCAATCGCGTCAGTGTAATTGAAAGGTTGAGCACCAAGCACTTTGAATAACAAAGCATCACACACAAGAGATGAACAATAATCAACGTTTTGATCTGGTTGAACAACCCAAATCAATTCCTTAACAGGATGATTGAAGTTAAGTTTAATTTTGTTGGAAGACGAACCAACAGATTCATCACCTGTGAATTGAAGTTGAGTAATTAAATATTCGTGAGGATTTTGAGCAAATCTACGACGCTCATCAGTATCCAAAAACACATAATCAACATACAAAGACGCAGCAACCAAAGATTGATTGTAGGCAATCGCAGCTGGAACTGGACGACCTGGAGAATATTGTTGATCAACATATTGTTGTGTTTGAGTATTTAATTTATAGTCACCTTTATTACAACTTAAAGTTGTAACTGCCCACAAACACTCGTCAATTGGTCTGATATCAAGATTAATCTTGACTTCATGATATTGAAGAGCAATCAAAGGAAGAGCCAATCCTGGATTGGTACAAAACCAAAATTGAAGAGGAACATAAAGGGTTGTTTCAGGAAGAGCATTACGAGGAGCACAAACTTGACGAGGAGCTAATGAGTCACAAGGACCATCAACTTCAGAAAAGGAAGGATCAGTAATAAATGTTAGTTGAGTTGTGTTACCAATCATTTTAAAATACCCACGAGTTTGCTCAGATGTCATTGTTAATTGATTCCAAATATGCATCCAATCACCATATTGACGATCTATTCTTTGACCTCCAATTTCAACTTCAACTTGAGCAATCAATTGCTCGCCGGGAAAATCTAACCAACGAGCATAAACACCACTTCCAACGCCAGCAGCGAAGGATGCTATACCCATAAGTTGATTGATTTCAGGCAAAGTGACTTGCAAGTATGTTCTGTAAGCAAGATCACCGTTTCGGCTGATAGTACATTGAACACGACGTCCAAAATCAGCCTGGCCATTGAATGTTTGTTCAATTGATTCAATAGCAAAGTTAGTATATCTACGATATGTTACTTTCCAAAAAGTTATTTGAGGATTACCTGTACATTTCCTCTACCTTATCTTTCGATAAGGATTAGACTATATCTTAAAACAAAATTATATTCTATTTTATTTCACTTATATATTCAGTTTCATTTAATATAAAATTGCTCGAAAACCATTTAGTCGTTGAACCTTCTTCTTTAAATTTTTTTAATTGTTCCACAATATATTTTACTTGATTTATGTCTATTTTTTTTTTAGATGAATTATATTTTATTGTTACTGGCATTAAATTCGACCAATTCCAACATTTTAATTTTTCATCTTCTAAAGTTAAATCGAAATTACACACGGGTATTATATGGTCGATTGACCAAAATGTAGCATAATTATCCCAATTCATATCGGCTGTAAAATTGTATTCAAACCATTCTCTTAAATATTGAATATTACATCCAATATAATTCATAGTTGAGTTATTTTTATCAAGAACTGTTCGTAATCGTGCTGCTAATGATTTTTTAATTCTATAATTCATATTTGTATTATGCTCATTTTTACACCACTCCGTTTTTTGTTCTCTTAAAAATAATGGATAACAAGATAAGCAAATCTTTTTTTTATAAAATTTCTTAAGTTTTGTAAAGTTTTTTAATGATTTTTCTTCATTACATTTTTCACATTTTACAAAAGTATTATTTGCTCTATTTTGTCTTGCTATTTTTTTTCTTGATTTATCCATTTCATTTAAACACCCTTTACAAGTATTACTAAAATTATTTTCATTGTATCGTCGGTACTTGTTTAATGAATAACTAATTTTACATTTATCACATATTTTTGATGTGTTTGACATTTATCTTTATATTGTATATTGTTTTTATATTGTTTTAATCTTTAAAGAAGCTTGGATGCTCATTGCCCATTTCTTTGAACTCATTTGCTCAAATCATTTTATTCATTTTTACTATACACAAGTTTTTTGTCTTGGCCACAATTTTCTCACAAAAATTGCTTAGTAGAATAAATTTTAGGGGTTTCAAGCAGTTTGATTTTCTTACCAGGGTTTTTCATTTAAATCATTATGATTTTAAATCCCTGATTAACAACAGTGGTATTCTTATGAATTTCCACAAAAGGCTTTATGAATATCTTATTTTTTCGATATTCCCTGTTGTTTTTCTACCCTACAGGTTTTTAAGGTATACATCCTGTGCACCATAAGCTACGAGTTGCATAAGTCCGCCTCCCATTTTATATTATTCCTAAAGAAAATAATTTTCTGAATTCTAATTTAATTAAATTTTGACGACACTTAAA